TGATTGTTCGTTGAACTGTTCAGTTATTAAATTACCAGTAGCAGTGTCATTAGTCCATGAGTTGTTGTTTACAGCAAGGTAAACTTTATTATTATCATTATCAATTCTTACAATGTAACCGCTATTGACAAACTGTCCAGAATCATTGTTTAAACGTAGTTTAGTACCAACACTAAATCTAAATGCCTGATTAATCGTTAACTCTTGTATATTATCAATCTTGATTGTAGGAGTAACCTTGAAGAAATATCTGTCCTTAACAACAGCAGATACGTTAAGTTTCTGAGATCCAGGTGAAGGAACAGTAGCAGTTCTAGAACTCCAAACATCTTGAGTATAAGTAAGAGTTTCAGTTCCAGGAGTCATATTGATTGTAGCATCATCAAAGTCAAGAGATTGGAATCCTGCTTCTGATAAAGAATAACCAGTATTCTGCATAGTGAGTGTACTACCAATGACGGGAGTAACTGCAGTTCTAGTAAATCCTAATTGAGTATTAGTTTGTGTAGAAATTGTACCAAGTCTTGCAGAATCAGCGTTCTTATCAACTTTAAGTGCAAAACCATCATAATCAATCAAATCATATCTGTTAAGGTTAGTAGTGAACCATGCAGTATCAGACCAAGTATATGAGAATCCAAATGCACCTGTAGTTGGGAATACAGAAACATCAGAAGGAACAGTAGGAGTGATTGCTCTATTTCTTAATCTAAAGTTATCAACCTGGAACTGACCTTGCTCATTAACTCTAAAGTTACCTGCAGAACCAGATCTGCCAGGAATTTGACCAACATAAAGATGCTTACTACCAAGAGCAGTAGAAGGAACTGTAGATTGAATTGCTTGAATACCGTTAACATATACGGTAAAGACATTTCCTTCTTTCTTCAATCCAATGAATTGCCATGTGTTATCGGCAAACATGTTATTGAGACTGGACTGTCCTGCACCAGATGCATTGTTAATCTTAGTAGATCCATTAGTTACAACAAGTTCTAAGTATCCAGTGCTTACATCATAATACAACCAAAGACCACCAGTTGCCTCTTCAGCATCACCGATAGCAATAAGAGTATGTTGAGTAATACCAGAAACTGCAGTTGTAGCAGTATTCTTGAATATCATCATCTCAACAGTGAAATCACTATTGAGTTTTGCCCCTAATTGAGCAGAAGTAATTTGTAAGTTAGATTGAGTCCAAGTACTTTGACCAGTTGCATAACCATTAATCTTAGCAACATTATCAGCATATGTGATAGAGTTGTTTGTTGATGTAGAAGTTAATGTATAATGAGTAGTTGTATCAGCATTAGATCCTGATGTGAATGGGAAGATAAACTCATTTCTATTCCACTGAGTTTGACCTGCAACATGGATATCACCAGAATTATCAACATCTACAGAATATGCTGTGATGCCTTCAATATTATTTTGAGTAAACTGATTGGTGGTGTGATTCTTGATCTTTCCATCATATCCAATCTTAACAGTATCAACTGTAGTTAAAGTATCCGTATTATTAGTGCTAGTAAATGCAATATTCAAATCACCAAAGATATCGATTGCAGAACTAGGAGCAACACTTACTGATCCTCCAGATGGAGCAACATAACGATAATTCCAGATAAATGTGCCATTTGCATCAATCTTACCAACCCAGAAACTATCTTTAGTAGTATCATCAGACTTAAGTCTTAGACCACCAGTAACATAAAGTTCTTTAAATTCATCAATAGTGATACTAGTATTCATGATTGAATACAAACTATTAGTAAACTGTTTGATCCAATTTACAGTAATTGCATTAGTACCAAAAGCAATCTTAGCAACACCAGTATCGATGTCTGCTTCATTTACAGTGCTTGCAAGTTCTAAGGATGCATATACATCAGTTCCATCAATAACAATATCGGTAATCTTCTCTGACTTATTAGGAGAAGCAAGTTTTCTCTTAATTGCAAAGTTACCACTAGTATCAATAGATGCAATAAAGGCATCATAAGGTGCACCAGAGTTAGTATTGGTATATCCTCCAATAATGAATCTAGTATCAGAGTATTTCTGAATTGCAGTGATAAAGTCGCCACGAGTAGAACCAGAGATACCTGCATAACCTTTTTGGAAGGTTAATGCTGCACTTAGTCCGTTTGCTGCTTCAGTATACTTACAAAGAACGATATCAGGATTATATGCAGCAAGAATAGAACTATTGGGACTGTTTTGACCAACAACCCAAATATCCTTACCATCAACATATAATTTAAGGAATTCAGAGTCTTCCTGACCACCTGCAAGTTCTAAACTTGCTTCCCACTCTTTAACACCAGTAGCAGAAAGTTTTGCAACAACTGCAACATCATTTGATGCAGCATCATAAGTTTTACCACAGATATAAACTTCTTTAGAATCATTGATATAAACATCACTGATTTTAACGTAATTTCTATTTACAAACTTAGCAACGTAATAATCTGCTTTCTTAAAGACCTGAGGATGAGATAAGATGACACGAGGGTTACTTGTATAACCATAACCAGAGTTAATAATATTAACAGTGTCAATAGAACCAACAGAACTTACAACTGCTTCAAGTCTACCACCAGTTCCGTTACCATCAATAATAATGGTTGGGGGAATGTCAGTATTATAACCTGATCCAGTTTGATTAATTACAATTTGTTCAATACCTTTAAACTGTCTAACTGTAAACGTCTTATTGGTATTGTCCATAACAGGAGTATAGTCAATAAAGACACTATCTCCTGGTTGTAGGTTGTGAGGATTGACTGTAGTAAGTTTACCGAAGTTATTACCACTAATGTTCTCAAATGTATATGCTTCGACTGCTTCACCTCTAATTCTAGCAACACGAGCAGAAACACCACTACCATCAGTATCAGAATTATCAAAGATCAATCTGTCATTGACCTGATAGTTAATACCTGGGTTCTCAACTGTAAATCCAGTTACAGAAGCGTCTTCAAACTTAGTAGTAGTTTCAACTTCAATATCAACCTTAGAGTCAAACTTAACTTTAGGGAAATAGTCAAATAACTGTAATGGTGACTCTTCAAAGACTTGATCGGGATCATCAGTTTCATCTTGCTCGATAACACCGCTTCTATCTTCGTCTTCTATGTCAAACAGTAAGATATCACCATTCTCTAGTGTTAGAGCGTTTGTAGAGGCATTTGGTGCCCTCTCAACGTCAATATCAACATTCTCGTAAGGATCACGATATCTAACAACTCCAGTAGGAATGTTTTGCTGTACCGCAGTAGGACTTAAGTTCCAAGTATCAACAACAGAGTTGAAATCAGGACCCATCACATATGGGAACAGTGGATTACCATCTTCAGTAGCATCAATAGTAACAAAGTAGCAATATCTACCTTCTGGATACTCAGGAGTCTTACAGAATCTACCATTGTACTGATCTAATGCACCAAGACCAAAAACGTATTCATAGTCTTCAATAAACTTACCTGCTGCTTCTGCAGAAAGTAAAGGTCCCGCTGTTCTGACGGGATTTGGATTAGAGTCAACATTATAGACAAGATTTGTCTTGAGTCTATAGGAGGTGTTGAGTTTTGTGATGGAAGATGATTGATCAGTAGGATCGGAGTAACCATAAGGACCATAAATCGGGTTACCATCAAATGCCCAACCAATAATAGGAGAGTGAATCAATCCCTCTTCTCGTTCCTTAATTAATCCTGCTGTATTCTCAAATAAGTTATCACCAAGGATGTATCTCAGTGTTTGAGGATTTGATAAGTGAGCATACTCACCACCATACTGGTTATTAAATCCCTCAAAGACAGAACCCTTAGCATTATCAAATGTAGTAGTTTCTTGTAAGTTATATGTCCATTCAAAAACGTTAGCACTAAATGCTGCCTCTGCACCAACAGAGTTTAGATTGATAATTGTAGTTCCTTGAGTATATCCAATACCTTTGTTAATAATAGTGATACCAGTCACTCTACCCGCATTTTCACCATCAGTATCGATGGTTGCTCTAGCAACAGCACCAAAACCTTGACCTTGAATAGTAATCTCAGGAGCAGTTGTATATCCAGAACCTGCAGAGATGATAGCAATAGAAATAATTCTACCGTTAGCAACGATTGCTTGTGCAACAGCACCACTACCAGAACTTAATGTGACATTAGGAGTAGAGGTGTAGGATTGACCACCTGATCCAACAGTAACTGCTTGAATAGGACCACGAACAGATGCAGTTGCTTGTGCACCAGTACCACCGCCACCAACAATAGTGATAGAAGGTTGTGAGGTATATCCAGTACCGCCTGAGTTGATTAGAATTCTAGATACAACGCCTTTTGTAATAATAGCAGTTGCAGACGCTCCAGAACCGCCTCCACCAACGATAGAGACCAGAGGAGAAGAAGTAAACCCAGAACCCGCTGCAGTAACAGTGATTTCGGAGACAGAACCGTTAACAGTAACGCTTGCAGTTGCTCCAGTTCCTCCACCACCACTAATTGTTAAAACTGGTGGAGATGCAGCATCATAGTCTTTACCCGCATTTGTAATAGCAACACTAGTTACAGCACCAAAAGTTTTCTTAATAGTTGACTTGTAAGACCAGATAGATACGCCATTTACCCAAGTTCCAATAGGACCTGGATTAACACTGTTCTTAGTAGAGATTGTTTGTGAAACAATCGGGAAACGATTTAATTTACGTTGGTTTCCTGGAAGAAGGGCAGATCCTGGGAAAGGACCAATCTTGTAGTTAGGAATACCAGTAGATGCTAAGTAAGCATGCTGTGTATTGAAGAACGAGTTCTGAACGTTAGTTGTATAAGGACCAACAGCATTCAATACTGCAGTGCTATCAGACTTACCTTTGTTTAAGTCAACAGATACTAGAATATTACCTTGTGGTGTTACAGTTGCAGGTTGAGGTAATTGATATTGGAATACAGTATTACTATCTCTAGATGTTACAAGGAACGTTCCGTTATAGATGATTGGGTTTGCACCATAAACAGTAACCTGATCACCAACCAACAAACCATGATTGTTTGAGCAAGTAATAGTTGCAAACTGATTGTTAATGCCTCCAAACGTAACGCTAGTTACATTAATAAGTTTTTTTACGTTATATAACCATGTCGTCAAGTGGGGATCGATGCTAGTTCCACCTAGTTTCGACACAGTGAGTTTATCACCAGGTAAGTAATAAGATCCAGTGTCAGTAAGGGTAGTCTGTTGTGCATCAACAATACCAACAACATTCAAGACAACTTCTTGAGGAGTGCCTTTATTAACGAATACAGTGAAGTTGGATGTAACTTGAGTTGCAGAATCCCAATCTTCTACAATATTGTTAGCAGAACGAGTACACTCAATAAACTGGTTAAGTGATTTCTCTTTGTATTGTACAAGTTCAGATCCAGTACCTCTACCAATTACAAACTCACCGTTTCTTTCTGGCCAACCAATAGTAGAGTCAACCGTAATGATTGAATCGGTTGTATTAAGAGGTTCTGCAAGTTTTGTTTTGTATGGTACGGTAAACGTCCCAACAATAGTTTCTTCAGAGAGAACAAGTTCAAAAATCTCTACATCTGAAGTTTTGATTGAAATATAGTTTTCAACTAGTGCACTTGCATTAGTTACATTAGGATCTGCAATATCTGCTTCTTGAGTAAGCAAACCATCTCTAATATCATCAGGATTACCACTTACTAAGGTTGCACGCAAAATGGTATCAATAGACCAAGTTGCAGCAGAGGGTTTAATAATTTGGTCTTTTGGATATGTAACCGTTACAGTTTCACCGTAAAGTAACTTGAACAGATATGCAATACTGAATGAAGTACCTTTAGATGAATAAAAATCTTTAATAGTTTTGATCGCTGTACGAACATCGATCTTCTTATAGTCAAGTTCTGGAACATCTGGTAAGAATTGTTCTGTATACTTGTCTAATAATCTCTTGATAAACAACGCATCAAGACATTTTACATTTGCGCCAATAGCAGCACTTGCAGCAATAGTATTGTTGGTGAATACCGCGTTACCATCCTCAGTATACTTTGTAATTCCAGATGCTGCTCTTGCACATCCAGTAAACGCTGCTTTGTTGTATCCATTACCCGCTTCTGTTACAACAAAACCAGTAACTTCATTTAATCCAATCTCAACAGATGCTTTTGCTTGAGGAGGTGCTTGAATTACAATCTCAGGAGGATTAGCAGCAGAATATCCGCTACCAAAGGCAGTAATATTAATATCTGTAATTTGACCGTTGAAAATTGAAGCAACAGCAGTTGCACCAGTTCCACCGTTGATTCTATTGTCTACAATGTACACTGAAGGCACATCATCATATCCGCTGCCACCATTCAGTAGATCAACTCTAATAACACGCCCATCACCATCAACAATGGTTTCTAATACTTGTGCACCTACAGGATCGATAATAGCAACCCTAGGTGTAGTAGTGTATCCTTGTCCTGCATTCAAAACTGTAATGCTGGTGACCTTACCATCAGCAAGATCTGCTCTCAATGCTGCCTTGATTGGGTTAGAACCAGTTGGTTCATCAACATATACAATAGGAGCAGTAGTGTAACCAAAACCTCCGTCAGTCACGGGGATTGACATTAACTGCTCATTAGTAATCACGGGAGATCCCAGTTTAGCACCACCAGGTTGAATAAAAGTGATTCTAGGAGTAAAAGTATAACCAGAACCAGAATTTGTAATATCAAGACCAGTAACAGCACCATCAGTAACAGTTGCTGAAATAGTTGCTTGACTAGAACCAGTTTTAGTTGGTGATTGTACTTGCACCACAGGAGGGTTAGAGACGCTGTAACCTCTTCCACCCTCTAATAGGGAGATTGCCTTGATACCGTTGACAAGGGCAGTTGCAGCACCACCAGAACCGTTCTCAGAGTCAATACTAACTTGAGGAGGATATTCAAAACGATATCCAGAACCAATTTCACTGGATACAATGCTTGTTAAGTTTCCAAGATTATCTACACGAGAAAATCCAACCGCACCTGCACCGAAAGAGGGGATTGGTGCTTCTATAGAATGAATTGATAAGAAACGACCATTAAGAGGTGCTATCTTAAATACAAACTGATCTTTATCGATAAAGTAGTCAACTTTTGGTACAAGAAGTCTATTATCGTAAATTACGTTTAAATACTCTTCAACTTCTGGTTCATACTTTACACCATTACGAGTCATGGTAAATTGCTTCTTACCATCTCCAAAAGCACCAGAAAGATTGTCTAAATTGTAAATGGTGTTCTCAACAAAACCGCTGAGATAGTAGATATAGGTTGAACCTGCATCATCAGCAGGAATCTTGGTTCTGGGTGCAGTAGTGAATACAATGTTTGATCCCGAAATTGTGTAATCAACATTAGGGATTAAAATCTTACCATACAAAGATACAATCAGATGCTGTGCTGAAGGAGGAGCAATCGGACTGTCTTGGGATGTTAATGGGAATTGAGTAGCAGTGCTATCAAATGAGGAAAGGAGACTTGCAAGAGTAGTCCACTTAAGTTTTACCTGCTCATAAGAAATACCTGGAGACAGGGCAACACTAGGAGACTTATCAACACTTTCGTAGAATATAACTTCATCACCAACTAGAATAGATCCATTCTCTTCTAGGAAAGGATCAATACTTTCTACAACGATCTTATCATCTGTTACACTAACTGGTTCTACAACCGTAGTTGCACCATCTAGGATACCGATATCAAGTTTGTCGATATCGAGATACTGAAGGAAGTTATTAAGTATGTTTTGCCCCAGACCAGTTTTTTCTTGAGACTTGTAGTAATACTCAAGAAACTTATTAAACAGGGGATATTCTGATCCAATGAAGTCTGGTGATTGAGACTCAATCGACTGGGATACCTTATTGATGTTCATCTACGCTTACGAGAAACAGGTTGATGTGTTTAGACCACCGCTGTTATCAATCGGGGCAACCTCTACAACTGCAGGGGTTGAGTCAAATATCGTTGGTGTCAAACTATTTAGAGGGACAGAGGCAGGTGGTGTAGTACCAATCGGTGCTACTGTTACTTCTGGAGAAATAACATTGATAATAGTTCCAGGTGTGGAAGCAGGAATAGTTCCACTATTAGCAGGAATAGTAACAACAGGGATCTTAAGATCTCCAGGAAGGAGTGAAGGATCCGTGACACTACCTGTACCAGTAACACTATCGGTAACGTTGACTGATGAGGTAGAAGGAGTATTTGTTCCTGTACTAATTACATTTACTGGTCCAAAGCAAACTTCACCAGTATCGTAGTTGACCGTGCCGATTGTATTGTTCGTGTATACCTTCTTAGTACCTGTATTGTAGAAAGTGCGTAGATTTCCGTATCCATCGTCTTCAAACTGCTGATCTACACCAGGGCGATCCGCAGTTCGGAATGTTCCTGATAACAGGATAGGTTCTTTCTTACAATCTCCGTTATCACCGTCTTTAGAAGGTGCGGAGTTATAAAGTCCACTACCAGTGCTAACGCAGTAAGTATTAGTTTGATTACTGTTTGGATAGATGTATTTAAGATTGGTTGTTTGTAGTGAAACGTCAGTAATAGCGTTATTAGCAAGAGAGATCGCTTTCTCGTATGCAGATCCTCTAAACGTTGAGTTGAAGTTATTGATCTGAGTTTGAGTTGCCCAGTCAGTGATTGCATTCTGAATATCGGTCTTAATCTGAGAAGAACTGCTTCCTGCTCCAGTATCATATAGAGCAAAGATCTTAGTATAGATGTAGATGTTATCAGGATCGACTACAACAGGGTCAATCGATGCCATGGCATACTTCCTAAGGTTAGCAGAGATTTCCTTCTTTGTAGCGTCATTTAGAAGGGATCCAGTCTTAGTTTTGATAGCAATGAATACTTTTCCATAAATGGGAGGATTCAAACTATCTCCACCGTATGCAACAACGGAATCTGCGTTATCGTAAATTCTTTGAGTAATTAGAGCATAATCCTGTGCTGTAACTGCTCTGTATTGGGAAGAGTAGTATCTTGGTGCATTGTACTTGATAGATTCAATGCTTTCCGCATCAGAACCCATCTGAGAACGATGTAATACCTCAAGAGTAGTATTAGCACTTGAAACGATAAGTCCAGTAGAGTCTACAACACTTCCAATGAAGTTAAAGACCTTAACTTCGTTTGCTGCCTTACCAGAAGTGACCAAATACTCAAGTTGAACAACTTCTCCGTCTTTTAATGCTCTACCAACACTGTCATCACCAAATCTAACCTCGAAGCGCATATCTTCGCCTTCAGAAAGGAAGTATGCACGGGCATTCGCGGATAAACCAGTAACAGTATCTACAAGATTGTAAATATCCGCTGCTGTCGCGGTCTCGTTTGCCTTTACACTGACTTTAAGTGTTGCAAGGTCCGCTTCTGCAGATGGAATAGTATAATTCTGTCTAGCAAAGGTATTAACGATGTACTGGAAGTTTACAAGTTGACCTTCATAGATACAAACCTCTGGAAATATTGCGATACCAGTTGTAGGACTAACTTCAATAGTAGTGTCTCTTGTAATGTTCCAAACAAAGTTACCACCAGTAGCAACTGCACCTTTTTTTACAGTTACGCTACTTGGATACACTCCGTTTGTTTGTGCTGTCTGAACTTCGAGTTTTACAGACGCTCTAGATGAAATAACACTTCTTGGAGTGTAATTCATCAACTTGGCAATATTAACTACGTTATCTCTAACAGTGGATGATGGTAAAAATGCCTCATTCAATGACATGTTGGCATTGAACGCTGAATAGTAAGTATTATAAGCAAGTGCATCAACCATATAAGACAATGCAGAACCGTCAAAGTCATAATCCGTGAACTCTGTGCGGGTTCTTAGGTATGATTTGATACTTGCTTTGACATCCTCAAAGTCTAGTGCTGTTAGATTGTTTGGTTGCATTATTCGGGTCTCTGTAAGACAAAGGATATAGACTCAACAACAGGTAATCCAACAATCTTGTACTCGATCTCGATGTTAATCTTATTGTTAGCAACGATTGGAGTAACTACGACTCGTGTTAGGTTTACTCTTGGTTCATACTGTTTAATTGTATTTATTATCTCTTCCTTGATTGCATCTGCGGTAAATGCATCTAATGGTTCAAAAAGTAACTCATTTACTCTTGAACCAACCAGGGGTTGAAAGGGTTTTTCACCAGGAACAGTCAAAACTAGATTTTTGACTGCCTGTTTGATAGCATTATCGTTTTTCACGCTATAAACGTCATTCGTAAAAGGATTTAATGGCAAAGCAATATTGAGATCTGCGAAATTACGAGATCTCTTAAAATTTTGCCCTTTTATGTCCTTTAACGCCATTTGCTATGAGGTCTTTCTTTTTTGTCGGGGTTTGCTTTCTCTATGTAGGGTGTAAGATTGTAATCTGTAACTAAACCTACAGTTCCATGAGTTTCCTTCATGTACTTTGGATCGCGATCGGGATTAATCATAAAAGTTCAATGAGTAGTACATTAGAACTTTTTATGGGGTTGCTATCCCAATCTATTTATCAACCTCCGATGAAAACATTCTTACTTGATCCAGAAACTACACTTAAACATGGGAAAGGAGTAGTACCATTTCCAAATGGGTCTGCAAATCTACCTGCACGCCTACCGTTAATGAATACTGTCTTTGTAGTTGCAAAAAGTCTTCGAGCATGACCTGTTGATGCTTCTCTACCTGCAGCGGTTCCTAAAGTACAATGCCAAGCAGGAGTATTCCTCACCGTAAAGCATTTCTTACCAACAGACATCGTTTTGTGCTGTGTAAAGGTGGGATGCGGAACTAGATCATCCTGATCAATGATTGGGATTAGATTATTGATCATAACATTACGAACAATGGTAGTAGCAGGTTGTTGTGGCCAAGGTGTCCATGTTGCAAAATTATCCGCAATCGGCATTGCTCTAGTGTTGATCTGCGGTGCTAAGGAAGCATGAGGGCAAGGATTTGCAAAACCTCCACCTGGACCTGGTTGCCAGAGAACGCCATTTGCCTTACCATGTCCACTACATGTTCCCATGAATAGTGCTGCTGCTCCAGTCGCTCCAGTCATTAATCCTCCTTTACGTCAAAGTAGTTAGAAACACATACACCCCAAAGAACAAATGCTCCAAAAAAGATTAAGTATTCCATTTATGTTACCAAATAAGGGTTACCGTATACTCTAGTTGCTTTTGCCATGGTTTGTGCAGCATTAGTAAAGTCATTACGCATTATCATGTCCCCACTTGCGCTCCAATTTTGACATCCTGGACCCTGAGGTACTTGTCCAAAGGGGAATGTGAATGTAGATGATGTAACTGCGCCAGTATTAGGATCTGTAACACTTGGTCTACTTGAAGCAGATGCGCTACAAGAGAAATGTGCTTTTCCTACATTCTGTTGAGTAACTCCGAGTGTAACACGGATGTTTAACTGTTCCCTATTATCGGGTCTATACTGTCGTAATATGTATTTAGTTAGGTTTGACGCATATGGTAGTTCAGAGAAGGGTCCTTGTACTGTTTGAATAAAAGTCTCATCATATACCACAATTTCTGGAATTACATCTTGAGTAAAGTCCTCAGTTAGGTTTTCAATCGCTGTTCCTAGAGTTTCCATGTTATCTTTTGCTGCTTTCTTGAAATTTTGTGCTAATGCACTAGGTCCTAGGTCAACTCCATCAATTTCCTTATAACTTTGCTTTGGAAGCATGACTTCTTTGATAGATTTCATGTCTCCTCTTGAAAATTGCCTCTGAACCATGATTTCTCTACGCTTACTCTTAGGATCTAACTTAATTTCAATGTTTGGTTCGACAATTTCCGTAACTTGCTCTGCTAATTTATTCAAATCTTCCTTTCTTTGCGTATTATCTGCTAAAATCTCTTGAATTTTGGTCGAAGAGAGTCCATCAAACGCTTCTGCTGCGTCTGGGAACGTTTTATAGAAATTTTCGAGGTTATCAAACCCAAGATCGCGCAAAGATTCGTCTACAAACTTTTCAGTTCGCTTTTTATGGATGTTTACTACGGAAATTTGAGGTAAATTGTTGCCACTATACCCGCTACCACCGTTTTTAATAGTAATTCCAGTCAAAACACCGTTTGTAAACTCCCCTTCAACCTCTGCAGGTGTTCCAGAATCAACATATGGTGCGGTAATACTTAATTGAGGTGTTCTTCCAAGCGTATCCCAACCAGAACCGCCTCCATTTGTGTTAATAATTGCTCCAACTACCGTTCCATTAGCAACAACTGTCGAAACATCGGGTTGAATTAGAGTATTATAGACATCAGGAGCATTTTTATCAACAAAACCAGTGGCATATTGTACAGATTTCTCTGTAAACTCGTAAAGTCCACCAAAAAACCCAACATCTTTGATGCCATAACCTGCAATTACCTTCACATCATGGTTACGATTGCTTGTATAATCAGTATTTTTGGTAAAATCACTACCATTTCCATCAAGATAAGCAAAATGATAAGGGAAATACCCTAGAGAAGGATCAAAATCACCTGCTACAGACGGTCCATGAAGGACACGAGTGATTGTATGACCATTTAATGTGTCACCAGAGCGTAAAAGATCACTAATAGTTCCTGATTGTGATGGAATAGGTCCAACAGTAGTAATTTTAATCGTCAGTGTAAAGGTTGTAGTACTATTATCGGGATGAATATGGTCATGAGTGATATTAAAGGTATCATTTACAGCATATCCTGTGCCAGGTTGAACAATATCAAGCACTGTCCAACGTGTACCACTGAATACAGTAGGATCAACTGACTCATCTTTGATAGGTTCGATACGAATATTGACTTGAAGACCTGTTTTTCCTGCTGTTTCAAGAGTATATACAGTAAATGTGGTTGCGCCCTCATCGCCCGCTTGCCAAGTATTCTGGGGAGAGTCGAATTGAATACCCTCAAGTTCACCTTCGTTCCATGCATCAGAGTAATTTACCCCATCATAGGACACTGAGAGGTCCGTTACACCGTTTGGAATGGTAGTAGATAGGGAATTGTATTCAAATACGACTTTCTTACTACCTGTACCAATACCAAAGAGTGTGGGATGGGGGCAGTCGGGGTCGCCCGTATAATCGATATCCTGATCAATGGTATATGAACACTGTGTGGAAGCGGGGGTACAGGTAAATCCTGCACAAGGGTGACAGATGGTATTATTAATGCTGCTCGACGCCCCAGGAGTTGTTGTTACCTCACCTGTCTCTGGATCTGTAGTAGTAGTGCTAGGCAGTGTAGTCGTGGATTCCTCGTCCTCAATGATATAAGCAGCAATACCGACCTGACCTGAGTTACTTGTTATATCATACACATAAGCAAACCATGTATCACTCCCTTGAAACCCAAAGGAGAGTTCATTCGGGAAATAATCATAGATTGCAACAGCACCATCACTACACTCAGAACAATCTGAAGAGGATTTAACTGCTTTACCACAGTTAGCAGCAGAAGCAGGTTGATAGAAACTTCCAGGACTTGTCCCGAAACTGGAATCACCTTCCTCTAGACAGACAATCTGGGAAGGATACATCACTGCTTGTCCCTCAGCACCAGAGACATTCACAGCATAGTTGTTTAAACTCAGACTGTTGCGTATAAAAGACTTCGGATACTCTTTATAAGACAATCCGATTGTTTGATCTGAAGGAGCAGGTACAAATCTAGGACATCCGTTTGGATCATCGCATGGATCTGTGATTCGATCTGCTCTCCCATCGACTATTTTACATCCCATTGACTTCTTTCTCCAACTTATCTAAACGTTGGTAGATATGATCGTAGTTTTCCTTTATATTTAAGTACTTTTCGTGTCCGTTTGGTTTATATAATATCTTTTCATGAAATGGCATTGTAGTTACATACTCTTCAATCTGTTTAATTCTATCTCCAAGGGAAAGTAAACACTCGTTGATAGTGTTCAAAGCAGTTACTACATCTTGTTCATTGTTCATTGCGTTTCTTCAAAGTAAAGGAGTCTTCCTCTATAGTGTAATCAAGTTCAGAGTTAACGGTCCAACCAAGTTCTTCACAAACCTCGTAAGGAATCGTAAGGATGAGATCACCAAAGTCGTCTTCTTCGAGTGTAGTGTAGAATCTGTGTGACATATTTCATAGGGGGTTCGTATTCTTAGAGGGGTGCATAGTCTTCCACCCCATCCATAGTGTATATAGTGCTTCGGGATTTTTGGTTGTATACGCACCTAGGTACATATCTGCAACCTGATACATGTCAGTGTGTAAGCAATTCTCATAGTGTATTAAAGACTCTAGGCACCATGTACGAAGATCTTGAGGATAATCTCTGGAGGGCATTTTTTCTCTGGGAAATTTTTTGAATCTAGGTGTATTTAATAATTGAAATAATATAACTCTCGCTCTTGGGTACCTTTGTAGGTTAGGGTAGTTAACCGTTTTAATATAAGGGCGCGATTTTAGGGCGAGAACCCGCGCTATGACTGCGATCTCGACTGTTTATTATAATATATAAGAGACTGCGGTTAATTCATAACATTAAAAAGGGGGTTGTTTTACCCCCTAATTATATCATTTTTTGGTGTGTCTGTCAACTAGGCGAAGCACCCGTTGAAATTTACCTCGATTCCGTTTTCAAAATCTTTAACTGTTTTGTTCTGGTAGTCACCTACGAACCATTCCCAGTTTTTTTGAAATACTCCGAAACCTGTCGCAAACTCATAACATAGAGCGTTTAATCTGCTCTTAGTTGTGTTTGACTGCCAACCGCCATCGAATAAAACAACAGTGCTATCTGTTACTGTTGCGATGTGATTGCCATGTAAAAAGACCTGTGCACCGTTTTCATCATGTGAAACAGAAGTGTTAGAACTGCTGAAGTTGTTACCAGTTCTGATTGCTCTGTTCATTTGTGCTTCGATCTTTCTCATGTGTGTTGCTTTGTTTGTTATGTACTTATTATAACCCCCTAGCAACCCCTGTGTAGTCACCTTATGCCACTTTGTCAACTGTCACAGGGCATTTGATTTCCATATAATAACCGATTGATTTAATATAATCAAATACGGATAATTTCGGCAATTCTTTATATCTTTCCCCTCTACGGTTTCTAACATCGTCCATAAAATGTTCCATGTCGTAAATTGATACAAACTCCCCTACAAGTTCGCATTCTTCGTTGTAAATTAGATAGGTCATTTTATTCTCCATTGTTTATATTTAAGGGGTGTAAACATAATAACAATAACCTTCTGACATGAGATAATTTGCTGTCTTAGTTAACATCGGATCATCCCAACATTGATCGGTATCTAACAAGAATTGAAACAAAGAGATACCTTCATTTAGTGGGCATAATCCTTTCTCATAAAGTGTTAATAACTCAAGGTACTTTTGAGGTGCTTTGATGTTACTTAGCATTGATACTTAGAACCTTTGTTTGAAACCCTACAGTGTTAATTGTACCAGAATTATAATAATTTGTCAAGTCTATCTGAGTTTTCTGACAGATGTTGACTTTCGGTAAGTTGCGTGCTAAGAGTACATTTAGTTGACACATTTAACACACTATTGTAAACACTTAGTGATTTTTTTAAGTATTTAACAATATTCACAAATTTCTACGGAAAGTAACATTTTTCCTTCTTACAGTTAATCTATAATAGTCCCATAAGTCTACAGTCAGTTCTTTACACATAGTCCAAAATGTGTTAAACTCGTTGTTACTTACTCCCTGCGGATTACTCTCCTTCATTGTTAGTTACCTCTTCAAAGTACCTATTCTGTTTATTACTTTTAACCATATCTTTCCATTGATGACTATACACTAAGAGGTTTACTTGTTGATACTTACTACATGCACCTATCTGTAATTCTTCTCTCTTTTCCCATTCATTTAGTACTAGGGTTATATAATCTTTATCAATGAAATTAACGAACCCAAAATGTTCATTAAGTGAGTAATAATCGCCTTTTTGAAACATAATTAGATCTTTAAATAAGGGAACTGATTGTTATCGAAAAAGACTAATTCATTATGAACTAGACACTTTTCGTTTAAATGTTCATCATAGATAGCAACATTCTTTTTCAACTGATTAGGGTTGAGTTGTTGTAACTTAGTGAGCAAATCTTCATAGGTCATTGTTGCCATTACGTTAGTAGTTTGTTCACTCCAAGGGATAAGATTCCAAGACATTTGAATTAATAAGTTAATACTACTTATACATGATTGCGGACGTTATTTATCACTTTCCGCACCAAGTTCATTTAGATCCGCAATAGTGAATAATTGATAATCTTCCTCCAATTCTTTAATATCAAACTCCATCATGTAATGATCTAGATTAACACCTAATCGGGCAATTTCATTTAGATAAGATTGCATAACTTTCTTAGACTTGAAGTCATAAATGTTATGTTCTGTTGTCAAAGTTTGCTTAGTCATTGTTAATTAGTGAGTAGAGTAAGTATAAAGAAAACAGGCGATTATCTCATATAGAGATGACCACCTGCCCAGTCTGTATTGATTGGATTGTGTATATAATTTCTCTCTCTGATAATTCTCATATCAAATCTTACATGTTTAGCGGGACTTTTCCATGATGCAGGTTTATATACCTGACCAGTTTTTTTATCAACAAATGCTGTTACTGATCCGCCAGAATGTCTAGGATCAACTTGAATAATCTTGAAATACTTTTTACCAGACTTGATTTCAAACTTAAGTAATTTCTCTGTACCGTCTTCGATACCTTTTAATTGCTGTTTAGCATAGTCTGATAAGTCTGCTCTAGGGTTAAGAATATTTCTAGAGTGCATATTAATACGATACTGCTTATAATTCTCAGTCAATGCGTTTGCATATGCTTCAGTCCATTCTACAACTCTTTGCTCTAGAGTTTTTGTTTCTAATTCTTGAGTAGTTAGAGTTGTGATTGTCATAGTGAGAATAATAAAGAAAAAAGGGAATAAGCAAGAAAGGTATCCCTAAGCACTTGTGAATGTTAGCATTCTTGCTTATGTTCTTATTATAGGGGAAGAACCAACCACATAAGGGCAATAGTGGACAGTTTATAAAGTGTCACTATGCTGCTTGACAAGATATTCTCCTGTCTGTATTCTTTCAAATACTGCTGACTGTTCATCAGTCAGTTCAAAATCCATATCTCTGAGAATATCCCAAAGTTTAATCATCTGGTAAGATTCATCAAATGACATTGGAATTGAAATGGGGAAATAAGTTTTTGACATTAATCGTACAATGGGTAACGTACTTCTTTTTCAACTGCATCCTTCATTACATCATACATTGCAAATTCGGGATCTTCCAATTTACAAGTTGATAGGATGTTGATAACCTCCTCCATGAGACCGATTATCATTTTTTCTTTTGGTGTTGTCTTCATTGGCATAAGTCCTCGAATCTTTCTCTTGCAATATACTCGCAATGCTCCTGCAATGCTTCCTCGGTTAGTGTATCAGCAATGCCTGATTTCTTCATTGCTTCATACTCTTCATCAAAAAGAGTTTCTAACATATCTGCGTGATGTAAAACTGACATTTAAGCAACCTCCCTTATGTAACCGTTTTCTGCTTTGATGAATGCATCTAACTTAGCAACATCTAGATCAGCATCATCAAATTCAATTTTAGCACATCCTGTAACACCCCACTCTTCCAACTCTTGAGTAAATTCTGCCCAGTTAGAGCAACAACATGCCATGTTTTGAAAGTTGTCAACTTGAACGATTCTGTTCATGATTGTTTGAGTTTTGTTCATAGTATCTTTGTTTGTTATGTACTTATTATAAACAATAATGAGATCAAAAGAAACCCACCTTGTGCCACTTTGTTATGTGTCATAGTCCTCCAGTTTTTTGAATAGGTTTGCATTAATGTGAATTATCTCTGCTTTGAGATCATCATTCTCAGAATAATGAAAGTTTAAGCATTCTTTGAGATATTCAACTTCTTCCTTACTAAACATTAGCACCCTCCAGTTTATCGAATGAATGATAGAATAAGAGATCCAAAATTCTCTCGCTTAATACTTCTTCTTTATCAGTCATATAAAGACGGTAGTTTTTAAATGCTGAATAGAGTAGTTCATACTCTTCTCTTGTTAAATCTCTCATTTTTTATCATTATTAAGTGGACTTGCGAAGTAATCCCTATTGGCAACAAATAAAACTAGCAATGCTGTGAAGATGCCAAAGAATCCAATTATCAATATTGGGGACTGGGGAAAATCGTAGGTTGGAATTGTCATTGTTTAATCCTCGTAGTATGGTGCAAAAAGTTGATAGTAAAAATCATCAAAGATTTGAAACTGGTAAGCGGTATCTGCTAGAGTTTCATCCTGATCCCATCCTTTACCGATTGTATTAGTGGGATGATTGTAACAGTCTAGAACTGCCTGATAAGTATCGTATTTCATTTCTTTAAAATTCCTCTAGTTGAAGTTGACAAGTAAGTAGACTTTGCTGACATTACATTGTCTACCATGTTATCGAAAGTCTGGACATCCCAGTCTTTCATTTCTGCGATGTCTAGATCATATGCTGACATCACGAGGTCAACGAGCATATCGTATTGACCAGAAGTAATCTCGATGTTGAGACCTTTAGTGGAAGTTGTTTTGTTCATGTCTTTATTATAACCACTCATGACCCCATTGCGAGGATCATTGTGCCACTTTATCATCTGGCACAAGGGTTTGGATTTCCGTTGTGATCTTTTGGTAGTCTTAAATCGTTCTCATCAGTATAGTATGAGTCTACTGCATTCTTCACTTCTTTATAAACACCTAAAATGGCATCTTTACCAAAATAGTCATGTTCGATTGTATCATGACCAGTACAAGAAGATCCCCAACTTGTTACATCGCTATCGATGCGAGCATATAATCCTCTGGTTATATGGTTAAGTAATCCTAGTTCTCTTTTAGATAATCGGATTACTACTTCTTTTGAATTGTCGTAGTTCATGAGCATTGTAAAGTGTAAAGTTTTCTCTCTTCTGTTGTTAGACAACATTCGCAAATTCGATGTGCGAAATCGTAGAACATAACAGGGGCATCATCATCCCATCCGTAAACATCGTTTGGTGTAATGTCTTCATCAAGTGGAATCTTTGTATCACATCTGTCACACTCTAGTGAAGCACATTCAGCACACATATAACCATCATCGGACGGTATTCTGTTTACATACCATCCAGATCCAAAATCTACGGATCTACCACATTCTGTGCAACATGTCATTTTTGATCTCCATAATAGTTTACTGCATCGGACACAACTAAGTGCCTATGAATGTAGAGTAACTTATCAAGTTCGATACCCTCTAAGTCAGTCCACTCACTCACATAATCGGTTTGATCTTCCATGAGAGTGCCATCCTTTAACCAAGGACATGAGCATAAGTTATGCTCTTCATCTAACCAAAATGCTCTACCAAAGTGAAGTGAATGTATCATCTGAAATTCAACTCCCTGACTGGGTTTTGAGCATCTTCGATTGCTCTAGTTTCGATGATGATGTCTCTGACTCTTTCTCTATCGAGACTATCGCCCTCGCCCCAGTTGATTGTATCAGTTGATGCACATAGATCAAGATACTTAAGGATTGCGATTGCGATCTCTCCAGTTGTTAGTCCATCGATAGGATAGAGAACATCGGGATGACTAGGTAAGTAGAATGATTCAACATACTCTAGAAATTCTTGAAAGTTGTGCATGTGTCCTTTGCTTAACTATTATTATAATAGAGGATATTCACAACGAATGGGGAAACTATGTGCCACTAATCGAACTGGCACACTACCACATTTCTTCTGGTTGTTTTGCTCTATTATCCATCATTAGTTGATATTCTTCTTCTGTTCTTACTCTGAGTCTATCTTGTGTCTCTTGTAACTGTTGTAATGTGTTCTCTATCTCTGGAAATTCGAGATCACATCCTGCTTCATTGATCTCTGAGATCTTCCACTCAAGATAGTAAATCACATCACTTAGTTGATCGTAACTAAGGGGAACATTGATTGTTTTGGTCATGCTAGTCTCCTGTCAAGTAAGTAAGAAATAAAGTTGTTGTGGTCTGCCCAGTCCTGATCGTAAAAGTCTTCGATGACTTGTTCAATTACTTCCTGTTTAGTTTGCTCACTCGCAAACTCATATCCATAGGATTGTATGACATGCTCAATATCTGCTCTCACGTCAACATACTCAAGTCTAAACTTAAGGATGTCTGGGCAAGATTCGATCCATGCCTGAAAATCTTTGTCTGCTTGATTCATTCTTTGATCTCCTCGATAATTTCATCAAAATACTCATCCCAGTACGAGTATGCTTCATCAATAAATTCTGCTTCATTTAACTCGTTGACATAGTTGTATAGATCATCAGTCACATATTGAATAAGTGACTTCATGTCCATACCGTCTACCATTCTCTCAACATACAAATCTTTGAGATTGTCAAGTTGGTTGTCTGTTAGATCTCCTGTTTTAAGCATTGTCTTCTCCGATTGTAAAGTTTTTAAGGAAAATGAATTTGTAATCGCCATCTTGCGGATCTTTGCCATCTACCAACCACTCTTCACATATAGCAAGAGCATCAAGTTGTTTCTCACTCTTGATAAGATTCTTCATCTGGTCAAAGAGTGAATCTGCCATGTTGTCGATGGCATATTCTCTTTCGAGTTGTAGATCCATGTGTGTCCTGTTGAACTATACTATTATAATGCCATAAAAAACCCCCTGATGGGGGGTTTAGTGGTCACTTTGTGAACTGTCACATCACTTGCCAATACCCATAGGATCATCTGCTTGACTTTCTAGATCAGAAATGGTAGTTTCATCGTAGATCTTTTTTTGATACTCTGAAACAGACAGAAATTCATCGCTATCAATTTGATAGGATAAACCAGTATTAGCATCAAAGTAAAATCCATCCTCTGAACTATACCAGAAGTCATCCCAGTCCTTTTTTGAGTTGGTTACATCTTTAGTTGTCATCGTAGTAAACCCTAACTGAAAGTTCTGCATTGTCTGGTAGTTCTCCATACTGTTTTTCAAATGCTTCCCATAGTTGTTTTACTATTGGATTGTAAAGATCATCAGGTAGATCTACCAAGTTGTAATATTTATCAGTCATTTTAGTCTCCTATAGAAATGATGTTAGAGCGTGGGGTGCATTTGGTTGGTAGTCAATCGATCTAATACACCAACCAGTTGTATCTGAGATTTTATCAACTAAGTCATCCTCTGACTCAACTTCCCAAAGACCAAGTGCATTGTTTGTGTTGAAGTCTTTTTCTTCCTGAGATAATTGCCACTCAGGGTTTCCATCCCCAAATTCATCAAAGTCAAACTCAATGTCTGTTACTAAAAGTTTCATTTTGAATCTCCTAATGCTATTTTGTCCATTGCTTTAACTGCATCAAACAAATCATAGTGTGCATTATCCAATTCATATTCTCCTGCAAGTGCTTCAGACTTATAGATGTCTGGTAGATCTTTGACTGCATCATACAGTTCATTGAATTGATCTTTTGTCAATGTGAGTGTGACCATAGTGACCTTAAATTAGATGGGTCGAAACAAAACTCACTGATTCTCATATCTTAGTAGGATAACCCCACAAATGAGTTCGGTGGTTTGTTTCGACATTATTAATATAACATGCTGAGACCCTGCTGTGTGCCTCTGTGTGCCACTTTAAGTAGTGGCACATTAGGAAACATAGGATACTGGCGGAATGCCCTCAACAAAGATATAATCAATGACATTCTGTAGTCTCTTTGCAATGCGATCTCCATACTTGTAACCAGTAGGTACGATTGCCTGACCAAACTGTTTTTTATACAAGTTGAATGCACCAACTGGAATGAGTCCCTGCTCAACTGCTTTACGATCATCTTTGTGAATACGAATGACCCTACCAATAGTTTGTGCCATTTCAATAATAGGCAAGTTCCTCAACAAAACAGTATGAGTGAGACCAGTAACATTGATACCTTCAGACAGTATGCTGTAGTGAAAAACAACGAACCTCCTACTGTTATCGTTGCCCCACTCAGTAAGAGTATTGAAAAACTCTTCACGTCCAACTTTCTTGCCATTGATGATAGCACCAAACTTTGATGTGATATGCATAACGTCATATCCATTCTCTTTGAGATAGTGTAGAATGTCAGTCCTACCCAACATGAAACCTAGGATCTTTGAACTAGGGGCAGCAACCAAAACTTTTGCTACTTCATTACTATCGAATGAATCTAGAATGTCTTTTAGGTTGGCAGCATCTACCTCAAAGTTGTTGTGCTTATCCCTGACTCGATCAGTCTCGAAAGGCACAACTTTAGGTGGTAGAATAGCACCTGCTTCGATCAATTCCTGTGCGGGTACTGACTCTAGAGTCTGACCCCACACTTGTGAGTTGTTCATGCCACGATTCTTTGATGCACCACGTCCAAACTTAGGTGTTGCTGTGAATGCAAACCTGCGACTAGCATTGTATGTCATGCCCATCACACCTTCAAAGAATCTTTTGCCTGTTCCATTGTGTGCTTCATCGTAGTAAATGGTATCAACATTGATGTCAGCATCTACCACACGATGCAATGAGTGATAAGTTGTAAAAATGATCTTATGCTTAGTATGTGTGCTTACAAATAGTTTCACATCCTCTGCTTTTGTGCTAGAGAAATAGTGTGTCTCTCCTGAGTGAACATGCATAATATCTGCATCGAGACTGAACTCTGTAAACTCTGCACACAACTGATTTGCCAACAGAATACGAGGTGCAACTACAACTGTAGTTGAATCATATCTCTGCTTCATTTGCTCCAACAAATCAGCGATCATGATATAAGTCTTACCACCACCAGTAGGCACGATGATCTGACCCATGTTGTATTCCTGCATGCGATCAAATGCACGTTGCTGATGTGGTCTCAAGTTCATAAATCAATCTTTCAATAATATAATAATACAAGAAAAAACCCCTTGTGTCAAGGGGTTTAGTCCAGTTTGGCAACTGTCACAAGGGTGTCACTTCATGACGTTTACACTCTACATTCAACTTAATGGATCGATCAGCAACATAATTGTCTACCCATTTAACCATACGATCATTTTGTGCAACCTTACCTTTATGTGTTGTTGGTTTAGTTGGCATTGTCCTAGTGAACTGTTCGATAGTTCCATCGTTGTATTCAATTTTGATGTTGTACGTTTGAGTTGTCGTTTGCATCAAACCTCTTGTCCTTTTTTGTTGAATGTAATGTTGAGATCAGGGATGAATAGCACACCATCATCTTTTAACAATGATAGCATACGGAAGAACCAAATGTCGTTATACTGTTGCTCGTATGGATCGAGATCAGGATAATACTTTTGAGAGAATGCGATCATGATACCACCTCTGGAATTGATACAGGAACGATATTAGTACTGACTACGTTATAATTGTCATCATACTTTGTATCAATAGCAAATGCTTCCCACTTGTCATTGTAGACATATAAGAACTCTTCTCCTGAGTCTGCGTTCTCTGCATACTCATCAAAGTTTCCATCAAGACGAGGTGCTTCACTATCTCCACCATAATATTCTGGTGCGGGATCTCTTTT